CAAACAGGTGTTCGAAGCCAAAACTCGCGAAATTTCTGTTTCCCTAGAGATTATTCTTAACCGAGTTAAGACCGATTTTGACTGATCACACCCTGCCTGTCCTATTGTCGTGCCGATACTTTGTAGCCTCCGCAAGTTGCGGGTGGTGTAGGTTTTCCAGAGTTTTCTTGAAAGCACTCCAGTCAGCGTTGCGGGTCGGTTCCCGGCCCGCCGCGTAAGCGTGAGCATACGCTTCAGCGACCCGCATATAGAAACCCGCCGCGTCAAGGTTCTCGTCCATACGGTATTTGTGTAGTAGCACCCAGTTGTCGCTTGTCACGGCGTTCGCCCAGTCAGCCATACGGCGTTCCTCAGCGGTGTAAACAGGTGTTTCCTCCAGTAGCGACTTCACGAAATCCATCACCATACCCATTAGGAATCACCTACCTTGAAAGCGGCAGCGATAATGATCCACACAAAGTAGAAACACGCGGCTACCAAACCGGCGGTGACAATCGAAACCCACACCAAACCTTTGCCAAAGTTTCGTAGAGTCACCCGCCATTCCTCATCACCCGTAGTTTCTACGGTGTCCCATTCGGGTTGCTTGAAAATCTCAGGCTTGAACATATACCCCCCCCTTTTTTTCATAACCCAACATTTTAAGGCGACCAACAACATGACGGCCTTCACAACAGGTAAGCAGGCCGTATTTCATCATGCCGCCTATCCAGTCCAAGTCGGCGTCTGTGCCAACTTCCTCACCGTCTGACACCCGGCAAAGTAGGTCGTAAAGATAGTCGTAATCGTTGCCCTCGATAATCGCTATCGGGTATTCCACTTGATACGGTTCACCATGGATATTAGTGAGCGTAATCGCTTCTTTTGTTTCGTTATTCCATCTCATTTCATTTCCCTTTCCATTTGTTCATTCTTAGCGGCCTCCCAAATAGGGCAACCATCTTCGTGCGCCACAGGCAGCGGGTCATCTTGCCCACACTCACACGCCTCCAGCGGGTTATCGGGCCTACCCATACGACCCCAAACCGGGTCATACTTCCCATAATGCCCAAAGTATTGGTTCGAGCAATCAACACACATACCTAATTCCTCAAACCAAATATCGTGATCAATCGCGGTGCCGCAATCTGTACAAAGACGAAACGGTGTCCACTCATACTGTTGCTCACCCTCGCAAACATCACAAAACGAATTACAGTCGTAAGCGCCTTCGTGTCGCGGGCAATCAATAATTGGGTATTTCATTTCGTTTCCTCCGGTTCGTTCACATACCATTCCCCGATAGCGCCATCACACGGCAGCGCCTCTGGGGCGTTCAGAGTTTTATAGGCCAACAAGAAAGCGTGTTCTTGATCGTTAGCTTCCACTTCCAGCCAACCGTCATAGTTCACTCTGTATGTTTTCATTTCATTTCCTTTCTAATGTCTGTCACTAACAGGTCATAATCGTGAGCGCCACCAAAGTCACCCATAAGATCAGCCCTCCACATAGCCACCGCTAGGTCAGGGTCAGGTGCTTCAATCGTGGCGTTATGGGCGTGCCGGTCAGGGCACTTCCAACAGGCGTAGGTGTAGTCAATCGTCCAACTCGTCATCAGACAACCTTCCAGCGATAATGTCCTCCACACGCCTATCGTGGATAGCAGCGAGTAACTGTTGCGTGAATACGGCGCTCATTAGTAATCCCTCCCCATTGACTTCAGCAGGCCGCGATACTTCAGCAGCACATTGCCCGCGTGAACAAGCACGTTGCTTGTTTCCTGATACGAAAGCCCTTCCAAGGCTTCACCTATTGCCCTATATTCAAAGACATCGTCATCGGGGCCACCCATTGCGGGCGTGAACTCCCAGTCTGACGGCGTCCAGCCAAAGCCAAACTGCAAGTGATCGGCAACAGCGAAAGCGCTTGACATTGCAGAACCCCACGGGTCACCCTTATCCCAGCCTCCGCCGTAAATAACTTCCCGCAATACGGGGTTAGTTTTCGTGGTGTATCTCATCACGCACTCACCGCCTCGATAAGCGTTTCCGCGTCCTCGTTTTCCTCCCAGTGGGCAAGATAGGTCGCATAATCGGGCAGCTCATCAAAAGACCACGCCATGACCTTCTCGTGCCAGTCAGAGATAAACAAGCGGGCGTCCAAATCAAGCGTGTAAATACCCTCAATTTCCCACCTTTCGACATGGCTCATCTCATACATATCTATTGGTAACGGGTCGTAAGGCGGCGCGTCCCAAATAACGTCAAGGATTTTCGCCCCAGTACCTATCGAGAAATTTGGGTAGAGCGCCTTGTAGCGATTACTTTGTTCGAGACTGAAACCATTTTGGTACGGGTCGCCGGTCACTTCACCTACCGCGTCTTGAATATCTTTTTCCGTTGCCGGAATAACATTTTCAAGTCTTTGAGCAAACCGTGAGACAAAAGATTCATGTTGTCTATGCGGGTGCTTCAGCCAGTGAAGAATGTCCAAGCCCTGCCCCTCAGGGTAGTGATCGTATTGACCGTACTTGGTCACCTTGTATTTGCCGTCGTGGATAACGGCGATAATGCCGCGCGTGCCCATTACTCACTCACCGCCTCAAGGCCATACCAATAAGTTTCCAAGTAAGCCTCAATGTAAAAAGCGAATTTGGTTTCCGGAATGATCGAATCTTCCACGCGCCCTAGATTGTCAATGCGAACAATAGTGTCAATCACCTTGCCCCATTTTTCGTCTAAGCGCTCATATTTTCTTTCGAGTTCCACGGTTTGCCCGTACGGGTAATAACCCCACGGGGTTTCGTAATCTTTGGCGTTTCGCCAGTCACCCGTAGAAATTAGGGCGGCCATACCGTGCCCAATGTGTTTGATAGAGCACTCATCACGATCACCTAGCCGCCAAATAGCGTCCAACTGTTGATCGAAACGGTGCGCTAGTTGAGCGTCCGAGCGTGCGCTCAGATCGGCCTTCCCTAGTGTTTTTTCTACTGTCATTTGATTTCCTTTGTTTCCCGCGTCAGGCGCGGATAACAGACACGGTAAGCGCCTCTCGGCAGCGTGTCAAGGATCGGCGGGCCTTGTTTACCAAACCGTTATCAAACGCCCACCTATCGAACAAATGTTCGACTGGCCTCAAAGACTGACGAAATTTTGCGCCCCAGGGGAAACGATTTGAACCGAGTTAAGACCGAATCGGAAACCGACTAAACCTTGTTGCCCCGAGCCGCGTTACACGACCTATGCGCTGGAGCCAACGGCGAATCAGGATTACCCGGCACAACATGGTCAGCCTGCCACGGATCACCAGGCACAGCCCCACCACCACACAACCAACACACAGTCGCAGCCTCACGCACAGCCCTAGCCCGTTTCCGGTAATCCCCAGAGTATTGCCCCGTGGCCTTCTTACGGGCAGCCTTCGCCAAATCCGTGTACCGATCACGAGCCTGCTGATGCTCAGGGCAGCGAGAACCATTACGGGTCACACGCCCACAATCCAGGCAAGGTTGGCGGAACTTCGACATACCCTGAGTTTACACAGCCGGGTCAAAGACTTGCGAAATTTTGTTTTCCCTAGGAACTTTTTTGAACCGAGTTAACCGACTTTCACCGAATGGTGGAGGCGCAGGGAATCGAACCCTGCTCCTATCTGCTCCACAAGTGGTCTTCACATAGTCGAAACCAGAACGCTCCCAAAACAAAAAGAGAGGGACCTCGTGTGGGCGAGACCCCCCCCTTTTTTTATGTTGAGCATATTCAGTTATATGTCAAGGGAAAATAACCTTGTTGAGAGATTATTGTTTGTTTTCCCCTTCCGACGAGAAAATCGCCGAAACCTCACGATAGTAATGCCGCATAGAAATTGCTATACGATCCTTCGATGATTTGCTGTAACGCTTATCAAACGGTGGATGAGTTTTCACACCACTCAGCTTCTCCGAATAGTTGTTCGCTATCTGTAGTAGTTCTTGTTCCCGTGTCATCATTTTCCCCTAACTAGAGACGTTTAATCTCTCCCTGATAGTAAACACCCTTTACAAGTTCAAAGCAAGTAATCGCGGTCTGCGAGTCTTCCTGCGCCATACGGCGGAACCAGTCCGAACCGTTATCCATTGTGCTGGCTTGAATCCACCAACGCGACCCCCCCCTTGGTGAATTACCCAACTCTTGAACAATCGTGTGATGAAAGTGCCCTGTCACGAGAGTCGTTACAGCAGCAAGATACTGTGAACCGAACAAGGCTTTCTTCCAAAAGTCCGGGATACCATTCGGGTTGCGTACCTGGTGTCCGTGTATAGCGCCGAGCACATGAGAACCATCACCGAACACATCAATGGCGAACCCCTCCTCGTCTGATTGCGGAATGTAGAACTTGACATCCAGGCCAACCTCGTGAGCGAGACGGCGAAGCTGTTGCAGAATCACAACACCCCAATCGTCTTTACCTGGCCTACCCACAACCTGACCGTGGTGACGCCACTGACAATGGTTAGACGCAACCGACCCGTACTCGACAGGACCATACTTCGAGCAACGCTTGATAAGGTCCCACATAATCGACGCCGCCATATCAACCTGTTGCATAGGTGACAAATCATTCGACTCCAACTGAATCTGATCACCCTTATTCGACACCGACTCGATAATGTCACCAGCATCAATAATGACAATCTTCTCCGGCTTCGCCTGCTTTATCGCATCCTCAATACGGTCAAACGACTCAAACACGCGAGCCAAGAACTCCTTTGTCGTGCCACGGCTACCAGTCTTACCCACCTGCAAATCCGACGGCACAACAACAAATGCTTTATCCTTACCGCGCTTCACCTGCTTCGGTGGTTTAGTTTTCCTGGCCTCAGCGAACAATGTCGGCAAATCAACATCAGAAACTTTCTTGCGGAAATGGAAGCGATAGGCCGTGAGCCATTCCCCATCCCAGCGTTGCCATTGAGAAGTACGCGGTGTCCCTACTACCTCATACTCCTCCGGGGAATAACCACGTTCCGCAAGAAACTCATCAAAATTAGGGGCATCAGGTAAACCCTCAGTAGTGGCAACACCTTCATTGCCATCGAACTCGATAGCGGGACGAAACCCTGACGGTGCCTCAACCTTCTTCGCAGGTTGCAAATCATCCAACATTAGCTGCGGTAACACCCACACGACTTTGACCGGTGCAAAGACAATGGCCCTTCCGTAATAGCCAATCCACGGTTAGTTAGCTCCCTTGCCAAAGCTTTAGCAGACCAAACATTAGTTGCCAATAAAGCCTTACCAAGAATGTCCTGATCTTTCTCATCCAGTGAATCAATAATCCGACCCATCTTGCAGCGAGTATTCCTTGAAGGTGGTACTAAATCTTCTAACATTTTTCCCTTCCCTTGGTTAGAGTCTAACCGAATATCGTCAAACTAGCATCAAAGGTTTGACAGTTATCATAGCCCCAGGCTCCCGCGTGTCGTCATACATTTTGTATGCGCTCACTTTGCAAACGAGCGAATCATCTTCCCAAACTAAGGCATCCGAGCAACTGTCGGCGACGGCGCGAATAAGCTTGTCGATGTCGGGTGGCGTGGTCGGGAGTAAGCGTTTACCTGCGGTAACGGATTTTGGGCGAGGTAGGAAGAAAACGACACTGAGTTCCGCAGCTCCAGAAAGCGTAGACCAAGACTGATCAGCGACAGCGGACTCAGCCGCCTCCCTAACCCTTTTACGCCACGGCGGTAGTTTTTTAGAAGCCTCAATAAACCGCCCACCACCGATACTCTTTTTTGAGCCTTGCGGGGCAGGGATTCCATAAACCTCGAAGAAAAGCTCCACATTCTATTTTAGAACGGGGCCTGCTCGTCAATGCCCTTCAACGTGTCACCAAACACCTCAGTGAGCGCTTGCTGGCTTGACTGTGCCGGTTGACCGCCACCACGACGCTCCACCTTCGACATTTCAGTAGCCCGGACGTTCAACGAAACACCCTTGCTGCCGTCCTTCTTGTCAAACAGTTTCGTCTTCATACGACCAACAACAGCAACCCTGTCGCCTTCCTCAAAACCGGCAGGACCAGTGACAGAAAAATAGTCTTTCCCGTCAACCTTCCACTCACCTTGCTCGTCCTTCATCATCTGGTTGTGAGCAACGTCATACACGGTTCCCCACTCAAACTGACGGATACCGTTCACAAACCCTTCAAACTTGATGTCAACAGCCATTACTTTTCCCTTTCAACATGATCAACATTTACACAATCCTGTTTACCGCATTTTCTTCTACCGGGCAAGATTGCCACACCATCACTATCCACAGGTGTTATCTCATCCTCAGCGAAGTCACCATGCCAAGGATGACACTTACCCAACGCCCCATTGACCGTTTTAGACCTTGTGGCCCTACACGAAGAACAAATCTGCGCGTTCCGGTTAGAGACGTTCGAGTCCCAGCGTAAACCGCACCGCCGACACTCAATCCAAGCCACCCAGACATTCTAGGCTACTTCCTTGTAACCAATGTTCGTCATCGCCCACCTGTGTCGCGCATCAATCGTCATACCCTCCGTATGCTTCACCAACAACGCAATACACGGCGCACACTTCGTAATACCAATATCGTGAGGCACACAAATAGGTTCCGGATCAGACCGCCACGAAGCCTCCTCAGCACGATCAGCAGCCGACCTATCAATCGCCATACGAGCATCCCTACCCCTAGCCACAATATGCCGAGGCTCCAAATACTCAACCTTCTCATCCTGGCGTGCCAACACCAACGCCTTCTGGGCAACAGGTAAAGATAAATGCCCCAGAACAGCGTGCCAAGCCGTCACGGTCTCATCCGTCACACGACGGTTATCAATAGCGGCAACATCCGCCAACAACAGTTTCACTTCTGACTTATTCAAAATCCCACTCCCCATCCTCAATCTCAGATTGCAAATACTCAATTAGCGCTTCAGTGTAATAAGCAGCCGGAGGGTCATCCATGTGGTAATACTCGCCGTGCAACTCTTCACACTTTATTCTGAAGTATTCAAGTTGTTGACGCCGACCTTCTCGACGATACTTTTCTTTCCATTTTTCAAACATTTACTGTTCTCCCCTTTCCATTTCAGCAAGCGCTTCAGCTCTCAAAGTAGCAGAGGTCGTGCTACGACCCGAACGCTTTTGTGCCCGACCCATCCAATTCTGAAACGTCATATCCCAATCAACCTTAGTCTTCCCAGAAGCCCACCAATACGTTTGAAACTGCTCAACCTCATAATCCCGATCAACGTCAGGCCACTTAGAATCAAACATCCCCATCAACCGTTCAGAAGGTTTCCAATCATTAGGAAGCTTAATAGCTCTCTTATTGTCTTCTCTATAGTTGTTTTCTCTTAATTGTTTTCTTAAGAGAGTGCCCTCAGCCACAGTGCTTCCGTCCACAGTGCTTCGAGCCACAGTGCCTTGGGGCACTCTGGATGAAACCAACTCATAACGGTACGAACCAAGCGTCCCATCACTGTTCTTCACCCTGGATACCGATACCCAATTTTCAGCCTGCAACTCCTTAATTGCAGACCTAAACGCCTTCACACCAATCTTCGTTTCCGCAACAATCTGCCGCACACGAATCTCATAACCAATCTCATGCGACAACAAATACACGAGCAAAAAGTTCGCAACAGGGGACAACCCTGTGTTACGCAACCACTCGTTCGGAACAATCGTAAAGTTCTCGTCAACCGGTAAACGGTTACGATAAATGCCGCTTTCCTTCATAATGCCACCTCTCCAAATACAGGTCCCAAGCTACCTTTGCGTTGTGATCACGCGCACCCTCAATATAACGACCCGCATGTAAATACATTTGCCACCGTTGACGTTTCATCTGCGTAGGCGTCAACTGTTTGAAATACTCGTTCACTTTCTTATACGAGTAATCAAATCGTTCGTCTCTGACTTCCACCAATTCCCTTTCTTACCAGGCGTCGTCTTGGAAAACTACCTCAACCTTCTCGCCTTCGTGCGTAAGAACATACCAGGTGAAAGTCGCGCAATCAAAAACCGGCACTGAAGCGTCATCCCATGCCGACAGTTTGTGACCCCAACCACGCGCCTGAGCAGCCACCCGAGCATTAGACTCCATCAAAAAGTTATAGTCAGCACACACCCGAATAAGGTTCTGTGGACTATTCGTGGCCTCCGCAGTTTTTCCCTTCGTGCCACCCATACCCCGGTTACGGCGGTGATGCACCTGCAACTCATCCTCACGCCCACAATGCCAACACGCCCGATCGCGTGCCTCAACCAGTTTCCTAACCGAAGGCTTTATCTGCCCTGCCATAATCATCCTCAAATCTCACAACATCACTAGGATCAATCAACCCAGACGTTACAAAAAAGATTTGCATATTGCCGATACTCGCCGACAAGCGGTGAATCTGCTCACGGTCAATGTGAATCGAATCACCAGGACCAATCAGATACGTTGTGTCCTCAATGACAAGTTCACCGTTACCTGCCTCAACAAACCAAAAATGTGTTTGATTCTCATGCAAATGCAAAGAAGTGCGTTTGCCCTCTAACAACAGGAATTGACCAACCGTGAAATGTTCCCCTTGGAACCAATCAATCTCACTACCCCAAGGTTTTCCCATGCGGGTAGTCTACAGTTTCATCTCCGCTTGCATCATCTTTGACATGGTGGCCTGAGCCATAATCTCCGACTCAATAACCTTCAGCTTTGTCCTGACACGATTGACCTTCGCCTTAGCAATGTCACGCGCCAACCGAGCATCCGCAGCCTCCAAACGCGCTAACGCTTGCCGGTCTGCGACAGTACCTTGCGCCTCAAGAAAAGCGTGCGCCTCAACCCTGTCCAACTCGTGCTCCGCCTCAGCCAATTCTGATTCGGCCTCGAACAGAGCATCAACACCCCTACGGTTAGTCTGAGTTAGTTCCTGAAGCTCTTTGACAATGTTTGACGGCAGCATCTACCAACGCCATCCTCTCCAGAAGCACACCACGCCAGAACGGTACTTGGTCCTGATCATTTCTTCGCACTGCTTCCAGATACGCCTGAAGTACCTCCTGCACGCTTGCCCGCAGGACCCTCAAGTCTCTCGGCATAACCCTGCACCTCATCCAATATCTGTTTACTAGCACCAGCAGCTTTAGCTTCTGTCCATAACAACCGTAACGCATCAGCCGAGTCAGCCTGTTTAGCCTCGGTGATAAAATCGCGTGTCGGATTCGGCACCTTACGCATCTCCTCACGAGAAGCACGCTTAGAACCGTGCAATCCCATCGTCGCAAGCGCCCTACCGATTGCGCTCGTTTCCGCTATTTCCGCAGCAAACGGGCTGGAACCCTTCTTCTCCGTGGCGTAACCAGACCCCTTCGGCAAATCCGCAGCCTGATCACCCACAGTCAAATACACAAACCCCTTGAAAATCCATTCATTCTCATTAGGAATCAGCTCAGTCCAAATCCGACCATCCTCATACTGCTCCAAGAACTTGCGAATCCTGACCTCAACCATTTCATAATCGTTCGGGTTCCACCCCATCATCTAACTCCTCTCACCGGTATCCGCACAGCAGACTTTATCCATTTGCCAACAGTTCTAACATTCACATCAAACATACGCGCAACCTCCGACTTGGGAACACCCAAATTCGTCAATTTGATTGCACGCACCTGACACCGAGCTAAAAGCTCCATAGTTTCAATTTCTGCCAATTTCCATTGATCAGACAAAGACCTAACCTCGGCAGCAACCAAAGACCTAATCTCATCCTGTTCCAACTTATCCGATAACTGTCTGACCAACTCGGGAGTAATCTCATGCAGTTTTACCATCATTTATCTCCTTTCACTACCAGCCAAGGCTTACCCTGACCACGGGCCTGACGTTGCGCCACAACCCACTTCTTACCATCACGCATCACATAAGCGTATTTAGCGGTGCCCATCTCATCCAACACTTTGGACTTCCACTGGTTCAACCAATGCTCGGCCTTCTGATAAGCGTTGTGGGCCTCAACAAGGAGGAAACCCATACCGCCCACATCTTTCTCATCATCCTCAATGTCAGGGTGCATATACCGGACAGCCTCATACGTTGCCTTAGACCCATCCCAGTCAGGTTTCTGCACATTCTGTAAATGCTCCCAAAACCGCGCCGCAGCAGCCAGTTGAGAATCAGCCTCAAACTCGTCATACTCAACCCAACGTTCCTCATAATTCCAACCAGCAACAGCAACAATCACAGCCTTCTCCAGGTTCAACACCGTCATATAGTGCAACACCTGGGCACGATAGTTAGGTGGTGTTTCACCCCAAGACCCACGAGCAGTCTTAATCTCCACAACAATCCACTCACCAGTCTCCCTGTGACGCGCCAAAGCATCAGGGTTAGCAAGTAGGAACTCAATGTCGGGGTGCTGCCAAGTGCCCGTCAAAAACACTTCATACTCGGGGTGCTCCTCAGCCCACATTTGCAAAATAGGTAACTCGAACGCCCTACCGAACCGAATACTCCACCCCTCCAACGGCGGATCGGGAATCTGCCCTGTACGTTTCGCCCACAAAGCAAACGCTGACTCCCACGGGTTCAAACCCATGATTGTCCCAATCTCAGACCCACCAATACCGCGGGACCGCAACTCGTTCCACTCCGGGCTACCCGAGTCAAACACACCCAGATTCAACGCGCCGTTGAACGTTTCAAGATCAAGAACTTGGAACTCTGATTCATTTCTCATACAATCACCTTATGGGACACCGCCGACAGGAATACACCTATCTGGAACTACAACAAAAAATACAAGAAGCCGACCACATACCGTGTCGAGAAGTGCCAGAGATATTCTTCCCCGACGACTTCCCACCACAATCAGGGTTACGGCGGCAAGCAGGCAACATGGCAAAAAACCTGTGTAAGGAGTGCCCCATCATCCTCGACTGTTTACTGTACGCGGTAACGAATAAAGAACAATACGGCGTGTGGGGTGGGACACTCCCTAACGAACGTTAACCGTCCTCCGGGTCCGGCACACTACTGGATGTGAGAACAAACTCAAACGACCCCGGGAGTGTGGCCTCCATTAGCTGCTCAGTGAGCGCACGCGCCTCTCTGACGGTCAAAACCAGTGTCCCCGTCCCTCCACGGTGCACACAATCAAAACCATGCTCAGACGTGACCACAATCTCATCATGGTGTCTCTCAACTTCAAACATTCCCTTACCCTTTCACTAAATATGCAACAACGAACGTCAACACAACACAAGCGCTAGCAAAAAAACTTGCAGCACCGAGTAGAAGCCAAAACTCTCTAACCTCCACGATCATAGTTTTCCTACGTTTGTAGGTTTCCCTTTTCCTCATGGCGTCAGTAAACCACACACAACCGACATACACAAGGATTTAACGTTCAACCGGTACTATAAAGTTATGCAAGAAATGACAAAAGCCCACATAGCTGGGTACTCACTTGACATGATCGCTGACATGCGCGACTGGGAATTATCGCGCCTACAAATCGTCACAGAAGTACTCCGGGACAAAGTACGCGAAGGCTACGCCGAAGGAATCGGTGTGACCGAGTTAGCTAAGAAAGCTGGTGTAACTCGTCGCACTATCCACCAATGGATTGAATAAGAAAACCCCCGGACTGTGGTGGACAATCCGGGGGCTTCAAGAAAGGAATATCAAATGAACATCCCAACTATAACATAATTATTGACAGGATTCGCACATCTCTGCTTCTGCCGGATCAATCGGGCAAACAACCCCATTGATGTTCTCAAACAAATCCAAATCGGCCACTACTTCTCCTCTGCTGGTACACGGTCATACTGAAGAACCGAAGTCAACAGCGACATGATTCCAGCAAGTGCGCTGATTGACAAGACGGATACCCAGTTTACATCCATCACACCCAACGCTGTCCCACCAATAGTTGCGAGCGCGGTCTGAGCGATTGTTTTCACAGCTCTTTCCGTGGCGTACTTAAAATAAGCGCGAATTTTATCCATCAGGGTTTTCCTCTTTCCTATGAAGTGACTTGTCTTCCCACACAGCACCGAAAATATAACTGGTGAGTATGAGCGTGATCAACGCTACACCACCAGTAACTAAATCGCTAATGTCCGTCATGGCCCCAGTCAGCGCTGCCAGAGAACTTGCGACAAGCATGAAAGCCCCAATAACAAACGAGGCGAAAATGTAGCGCCTACGGTTCTTCCAAGATGGTTGGCTCATAATGTACTTCACTCCTCGAATGTAAGGTTCAATCAGTTGGCGCAACATAAATTAGGGCATAAATGACAGTAGCAGGGGGACCACCGCAAACAGGAAGGACAAAATGCCGAGACCTTGCCACATCCGCATTTCAATGCGCCTTAGTCGCGTTTCGTGATCGTTCAACCGAACGTTCACATCCTCCTCCAACTCATCAAGCTTGTCAGAGATAGAAGGTAGTTGGGCTGTCAGCTTCTCAAGCATTGACTGAATCTTCTGCACCTGAATATACAGCTCTTTCATTGTGATACGGGTGGATGATTCTTCAGCCATTATCGCAATGCCTTCCTAATGGCAAAGAACTTTACAAGTCTCGCGCTCATCGGTTTCACCGGTTCCGGTTTGGCTGGCTCCGGTTTGGTCTCTTCTATTTTATCCGAAGGCTTTTCCTCTGCTTCGAGGTACGGAACAGGGTCGGTAGTGTCACCCCAAGTGCGGGAACGCCTCACCTCCCAATGCAAGTGGGGGCCTGTACTAGCGCCAGTATTCCCAATGAAACCTATAGGCTCGCAACACTTGACGCGAGTCCCCTTCAGCAAGTGTGATGGTTTTTGTAAGTGGTAGTAGACCGTGTAAAAGTCTGAGGCGTGCTTGATGATGAGCGTGTACCCGCCAGAACCACCAGCGCCTTTATGCACGATTACACCGTCGGCGGGGGCGGTTAGGGGTGTGCCAGTGGGTGCAGCAACATCTACCCCATGGTGAAACTTGCGCTTCCCAGTAATAGGGTGAACCCTCCACCCATAAGGGGATCGAGCATTGATGTTGTATCCCTCTGGCCAGGGCTGTGCAAGCTTCACGATTACACCACTACTTCAGCGCAAAAATGCCCTTCGCACTCGACTCCGCAAGCGCCGCCTTTACATTCGTGCGGTTGCTGACAGGAGCCCATTGGGCATCTTCTCTCGGTCATAGTTTTTTTTCCTTCCACCCATAAGGGCTTCGAGCATTAATGTTGTATCCCTCAGGCCAGGGCGGGGAGAGCTTCACAATCTACGCCTCGATAGGTTCTACAACAGGTGCAACAAACTGATCAAGCTCAGCAACATAAGTAAAACCGAAACCAGGGAACACACCCCTCATGCTCGCATTGTAGGAACACTGCAACCAAGTCCCCTGCATATTGAGGGAAGTGATGAAAGCCTGACCAAGCGCCTCCTGCTCAACACCCTCATCATCCAGCAGCACATCATTGTTCACAACAATAACTTCTTGCACCTTGTTCTCGGAATCTATTCGCGCAAAATGAGCCATTAGACCGCTACCCTCACAATCACAATTCCTGAGCCACCTGAACCAGAAGTGCCTGAGGTTGTTCCGCCTCCGCCTGATCCAGTGTTAGCTGTTCCGCTTCCTGCTGTTGTGGAACTCGAGCCTGCTCCGCCTCCACCTGTTCCACCAGAGCCAGAAGGTGAGCCTCCACCTCCACCGGCTCGCGTGACAGAGGCCCCTGTGATTGAGGATGCTGTGCCGTCACCGCCGTTTCCTCCAGTACCACTATCGTTAGCGCCAGCGGTTGAGGAGCCTCCGCCGCCACCGCCGTTGTCGTTTGATGTGCCACCAGCGTTGCCAATGGGTGAAAAGCCTAAACCGCCAGATTCACCGCTTCCAGTGTTTTTTCCTCCAGCGCCACCACCTGATGCACCATTGAGGCCAGGGCTTGCTTGTTGTCCTCCGCCTGAGTCGCGAGAATACGAAGAACCCCCACCACCACCAGGCGCATAGAAGTCTCCTAAGCGTGATGAGTTACCGTTATTGCCATGCTCTCCCTCATTGCTTTGAGGAACAGCACCAGCCCCACCAGCCCCCACTGTAACCGTGTGAGTCGCAGCGGAAAAGTATGCGCTAGAAACCGGCAAATAGCCACCGGCTCCACCGCCACCGCCACGGCCCTCGCCTCCACCGCCACCGCCACCAATCATCAAAAGCTCAGCAAACCCAGGCTCACTGAAAGTAATCGAACCAGACCCAGTGAACGAATAAACATTGTAAGTAGTTCCACCGGAAGTCACTGTGTCCACTGTGGGAGAACCTGTAGTTCCAGAGATAACCGCGGGTGCGGGAGTTGTCGGCGCACCCGACATCCGGTTGAACTTGTCAGTCGTTGTGATACTTGACCGGCGAAGTCTGGTAACAGCCATTAGTTGCTACCCCCTTAGACGGCTACTTCAGCACCGAAAGCGTTGACCGACAATGTGGAAGCCGTACCACCCGCAGCGACACTCAAAACATCCGTCGCCTCTAACGCAATACCCAACGTCAAAGTAGTCGAATCATTAGCCGCAACAGGCACATCATAAGCAACATAATGCTTATCAGCAATCGAATCCCCATCAGTACGGATCGCCAAACGGAACGTATCAGCAGCAGCAGCACGATTCGCAATAACCACCGTCGAAATCACAGTCTCCGTACTCGCAGGACAAGTATAAAGAGTTGTCAAGGTGGCATCAGTCAAATCCAACTGACCCAAAGTTTTATACGAAGTAGCCAACCTACGCTCCCATCAACAAGAAATTAGTTTCAAACCCGCCAGCAGCACCAGCAGAAAATTCAGTCCACGCACTACCAGTATAGTAGGTCAGCGTGTCAGTATCCTCAAGAAAAGCGAACTGGCCCTCCACCGGAGTACCAATCGCCGACTCGCGTGCAGCAGTACCCGCAAAAGTAGAAATAACCTGATCGCCAATGTAAGTGTTTACATCAGCCGCAGTCAAAATCTCATTGACAGCCCAAACTTTATATGGCATAAAAGGTCCTTACCAAGATAGAGTGCCTACATCTAGTCTACCGAACACCGCATCATCAAGTACAAGAGGCGCGTACCGAGTTTCATTGAAACCAAGCTCAACAGTGTGGAACTGAGTATCAATCGTATGATTCACTTCCCGCACCTCAACATACCGAACAATCTGATCACCAATACTGTTCGGAGTAAACGCAATCTTACAAACATCCCCAACTTCCAAACCAAGAATCTCGTTCTGGTTAGTCGGAGACAGTTTCTCCAAAGCAATAGTTGTTTTATCAAACCGGTACTCAGGTTGCGAATACAATGACGCCTGACCCACAACAAAATCAATCAAATCAGCATCATTCGCCAACTGAGTGTTATTCAACGTCAAATCACGAATACCGTAAGAATTCTGCGAAGGAATGTTAGACGCAATCGCGGTCCCACCAAACTGACGAGACGCCGTGACACGGTTAAACAACAACTCCGACCCATACGTCACACCAATAGTCGAAAACGGGATACCCCCCTCACCCAACTCCACAAGAGTCGCAGAAGTAGGTGCTTTACGCCGGTCACGAAAAGCAAACTTCCCATCCGCAGTCACAAACACATACCCAGGGTCAGAACCAGCAATGTTCTGCAAATACGTCAAAGCGTTCGTATCCGCAGGAACAGGGTTAGCCGCCATATCAACAGCACCCTCATCAATGTCACGATCCGCGGCGTTCCAACCAATCTCCGGGCGAGACAACACAGAATCAATACGCGCACCAGCCTTCTCCACAGACGGAGTGAAAGCGTCCAACGTTTGAGCACCAATAACACTCAACACATCAGTCGCTTTAGCCGTCGCAATAGAATCACCAGACGGTTGATACGCCAAATCCCAGTCATCAATCCACCCATAAAACACGGCTGTACCATTAGCGCTCACCCTCAACTCACGCCTCGGCACAATCTCAGGGTAAAACGGTGACGCCGTGTTCAAAGGATCAAACAACCGAGTATGGTTCGTAAAATCAACTTTACATTCACCAGGCGGGAAGTCCGATAGCACAGCCGATTTGCCTCGTTGCGCGTTCACCGCAATAACATAAGCACTGACATCGTAGAACAATGTGCCACCAAGACGGTAAATTGTGTTGTCCAACCGGCCCTGTACCGCGTCATCAAGGCGGAAAAACTCGGCAACAGGATTATCGGTAAGGTCAAAACCGATTTCTACTTTCAGTGTTGGGTTAGCCATTACTAGCCCACACTAAAGTCAGATAAGGACCGAACACTTGTTGTAGTGCGGGAGCTACCGGTTGTGCGGTTGAGTTGGTTAAGGGCGTTCGCTGTTTCCCTTGTACTACTTTGCGTATAAATGTTCACAATCGAACCAGTGCTTCTATTTAGCGAAGTTTGCAAATTTCGCTCAGCACTGAAATCAGATCGTGTTTGCCCTGGTGGTTCGCCGCTAAGAACTGTTCCAGCAGATATAACAGCTTTATCGATTTCTTTTTGAATAATTTTGGCAGCGGGAGAACCAGTTGATGCGCCCGTTCCGGCAACCGGGGTTTCAATAGAACTAGGAGTTAATCTGGGAGGGCCAGGAGGCGTAAAGTTCAAATCACCAACAAAGTCCTCAATGCGAGGCATACGCGCCATAGCAGCCTCAGCCGCATCAATCGCCGCATTAATACCATCAATAAGGACTTGCTCGAATGTAGTCGTGAACGCTTCAGCAATCGACTGAGCACTAATCTCCAGCTCACCAGCCTGAGCCTCAAGACCCTCAACAATACCGTTGACAAAGTTCTCACCCTGCCCATACATAACCTGAGCAGTGTTCTCACCCAACTCCATACCAAGCGTGTCAAGCTCAGTAAACAGCGAGTTGATTTCGTTTACAGTGTCAGAACCACCCTCAACCAGAGCCTTAGCAGTCTCACCACCAGCCTCAACACCAGCCTCAACCAACTGGTTAAACAACATCGGATCAAGACCGAGTGCCCGCAAAGCCTTCAGGTTGTCAACAAACTCCCGAGTCCGTTCAACAACAGCCCTGTAACCGGAAACAAGTTCGTCAGCTCTTGACTTGGCCTTCTCAATCGGCTCCACAAAGTTATACAACAAAGCGGTACGGAACTCTTTGAGGCTTGTACCAGCCGACACGGTACGGGTAGCGAACTCAACAACATCAACACCCTCAGCCTCAGTCTGTACCTTGCCAAGCACATCAACCAGGCGAGCACCCGACATGACAGAAGACTGCACCGAATCAATAAGCGCCTCAGCAGCGTCACGGCGACCAATAATCTCGTCACGTTGCCGTTCAATCTGACGCAACACCTGGAACTCGTCACGCGCATACTGCAACAAGTTCTCATAAGAGTTCTCAAGCAGTTGACCGTTCTCGAACGCATCCTCAAGCTTCTCCTCAATAGAAGCAAGATTCTCAACCGCATCGCGCTCAAACTGACCGAGTGTTTCCGCCACAGACGGCAGAATCTCAATCTCCCGAGTGAACTCAATCAGTGCGTCACGGGCAGCGAGCGCGTCTTCCTTGAACTGGCGGAAAGGCTCACCGTACTCTTCTTCCCACTGCGCCATCGCCTCGTCAAAACCGGCGGCAGTAGCGCGGAACAGTTTTTGCACATCAGCAACACCAGCAATACCGCGTTGCACAACATCGTTGAAAACAGCCTGCCAGTCTTCACCGGAACCGAGAATCGAATCAATAAGACCGGCAGAGGCGCCCATCTGTTCAAGACGCAACTTGGCCTGTTGCTTTTGAATTTCATTAGACAGTTTGCGGTAGAAATCACCAACAGCATCTTTGGCTTCACCACCGGCTTCTTTTACCTCATCAAAACTTTCCGCTAGCGCATCACCTTGAGCCGTAAGATCGCCAAGAGCCTCAATGTCAGCGAGGAGAGCTTCCTCGTCAAACATATCTTCAATTTTTTCGCCTGTTTCTTTCGCCGCAGCACCTAGTCCAAAGAAATCCGTGACAAGACCGACCAAAAAGAGAGCAACTCCGGCAACGGGTATAGCAAGCATCGCCCGTTTCACATTTCTAAGCGCTGTAGCGGTCAACCCCAAAGTGATATTGAATGCAGTAAACGTGGACTGCAATGCACCGACAACCGCAATACCAACCCGAAGCGAATATAAAGTACCGCCAACAACGACTAGGGTTTTCGCCAGGACCGAAAAGACCTCAATGTTGTCAATAACAAATTTAGTAAGCGTGGATATTATTGTTACAACACCGGCAATAACTTTTACCAAGCTGACCATTGTCCGAATAATGCCCTCACTATTTTGCGAGAACGCCACCAACATTGGAACAACTTGACGCATAGCAGCGGCTAGAACCGGACCAATAGTTTCGACAAGCGGGATAAGAGAAGCTGTCAAATCGGCAACAACAGGCAATAATGCCGTACCCAAGATTTGTTGCATATTTGCAAAAGTCGCTCGTAAACGATCTTGATTAACCCGCAACGTACCCGCTTGACGTTCATAAGCGCCCATAGAGTCGGAGGCACGCTCATACAACAGTTCCAAGCGAATCTGCTGATCAACAAGACGCTCAGCAGAACCAGTCAACCCTTCCAAACCTCGGGCAAGTTTCTCACCCTCAATTTCGTTCTGCTTCATGGCGACACCGAACTTCTCAATCGGGTCATACTCACCACGGAACAGGGCAGTCATCGCCAACAGCGACTCTTGCACGTCATAACCGAATGTCAGCGAAAGGTCAGCAGCCAAACCGACAAGGCGTTGTGTCTGCTCAGACACTTCCTCCATCGAGAAACCGGACTGCTTCAGAACCGAACCAAGGAATGTAGACGCCTTAGCCGCCTCGGACATTGACAGACCAATACCGGCGGTACTCTTCGTGAACTCAACAAGAGTCGGGGTGAACTCACCAAATACAGATTGCAAACCATTCAGGTTAACCTGTAGGTCTCTACCAGCGTCAATGGCGTCACGAGCAAAACCAGCTACAAGTTGCCCACCTTTGAAAGCCGCAAAACCAGCAGCAGCCTTTACAGCAGTGTCAGAAAGCCTCCCCAGTTGCGTAGAAAGCTTCTTAGTGTCCTTGATAGCCTCATCAAGACCTTTACCCTTGAGGCCAAGGATGACGGGTATAGATAACGGACGCGATTTAGCCATTACGGACCTAACTCTCGATTAGTCAAAGCAATGTACTCGTTTATGTTTGTAAGAAGTTTGTCTCGCACATCAGGTAATGTTTTTTCGACAGAAGGATAAGCAATACGCGAAGCACCGCCACGACCCCATCCTTGTAGATTTTCCAACATCTGATCGCCCTGAGTGGTTACAGTGTGGCGACGGAAACCGGGTTTTTGATTTTTAGTAAAAGTTGTAGCATTGGGGTAAACATACCAATCAGTTTTCGTCCCACTCGAAGTAGCACGCTTCCGCGCCATATCCGCAATCACCGTCGCAGCATTACGGATAACCAAACGCATGACAGTTTGATTTCGCATTTGAGCAATCACACGATTACCGGCACGCATCTGCACAAACACGCGAGACGATTGACCACGGTTATTCCACGTCTTACCCACGGGGGAGAGGCGCTTGCGGAAACCACTCATCGGTCTACCCGCAGCCTTAATTGCGTCACTCAAATCTCGACGGGCTGGCTCAACAAGTTCTTTCCACTCACGGCGCATATTTTTAGCCAACTCTGGCTCAATCTCATTCAGGCGACGCACAAGACGCTTCATATCACTGACAATGATGTCAGCCCTGTAAGTCTCTGCCATAAAACCGCCTAACGCCTACATCTATTCTACCGACAAGAAAACCGCCCCCGAAGGGGCGGCTTCCTCACTGTCTCGGCAGATTCTTTGCTATCAACCAGCGTTGCATGGTCCATAGCATCCTGTCGTCGAGCTGTAGCAACTCTCTAGGACTAATCCCGGTTTCAACCGCTAGGCCAGCAATCATCCAGTGAGCCGAAGACTCACCGAGACCAACTATTTTGGGTCTTCCTCAGACTCCCCAATGGTTTCAACTGTTTCCAGCCACTTCTCATAGTCAGCCTTCGTACCGCCAGAGCGTTTCTCCGCGTGCCACGCCAAAAACAGTAACCAGCCAATCCGAGTTTCCTCAGCCAGCTTCGTAACACTAATACCAAACTTGTCCTCGAAAGCAACAAGATCAGCGGCGCTACAAGTTACCGTTTTTGACGTACCGTCCTGGAACTGAATGTGTAGGTTGATTCTCATGTTGTAATCTTACAACAATTACGTGGTAGCGTAGGCAACCTCACCCGTGGTGGGGAAGGTCACTGAGAACGTGGCGAGGTCGCCCACTGCTCCAGCCACAGGGGTGAAGCTGTTAATCAGAACGTTAGCGGTGTACTCAGGTGTGGTTGCAGAAGCAGCCGTTCCGTTCGCAATCACCACAACAGTTCCAATAGTTCCAACAAGGTCCTGGAACAGGGCAGAAACCCCACCTGCACCGAAGTCGCTGTGGAAGTCGAGGGTCAACTGACCACTCTTAAGGCCACCCACAACCTCAGTCCAACCAGCGGAACCAAAGTCAGTAGTCTCGACCTCAGCAGCGTTCAGGACAAGCTCAGCGCGAGCGCAAGCGTCCGAAACGTCAGTCCCGTTCACAGTTACCTTTTGGCTTGTAACTACATACTTTGCCAATTTATTTCTCCTTATACATAAACAGCGACAGCAAACTCCGCCGCCATATATTCCTGATCATCCAGTTGTAGAGAGCCTATGTTAGTCACGCTACGAACCCGTAAATCCGCTACGAGATTATTAAGTCTCCTATCCGATTCTACCGCAGACTTGATACTGTAGTCCCCGGTAGCAGCTACATACTGGTTTAGCTTCCGTTGCGCTGTGCGCTCGTCAGCACGAGACACCACAACGAAAATTGTGAACTCAAGAGTCGTCAAACCCTGGTTGAAAGCCCCATCGAACCCTATCTGTTCCAAACTGACTACAGCGACAGGTGGGTTCACCATGTCGGGAACGTTCTCTGCCGTCCTCAAACCACTAATCGTGGCAAGGTTCACGGCGATTCTTTGCCTGATTGCCTGAATATCCACGGCTACGCCATCCTAATACGGCAGTACGGCTCCAATAGTGTGGCAATGTCAGGATCGATACGAGACAACCGAACCACGCCCATAGCGTCAAACCCAGCAACACCCATTGGGCTGTCAGCACGCTTGAAATACCTCGCTGCCTGCAAAATGCAAGCTTGCTCCACAGCGTCAGGCACCGCAGACCAACCGAACGTACCCGTCACCTGCACTGTTGCTTCCTGTCCCGCAGTCGGGAACCAGTAGTCACCCACAGCACGAATGTGAGTCGTCGGGGAAGGGATACCGCCAGCGATACCGTTCAACGGTTCCAGTTGCCGATCATTCGCATCCCACGTTTGGTCAAACACACCATCAACGTTCGTAGAAGTCTTCAAAGAAGTTAGTGAAGCCAAGTCATCAATCTCAACAATAAAGTTGTCGTAAGGGATGAAAACTCGTGAACCCTCGCTCTGGTAAAACACACGCTCAGTGAAGTTGTCGATAGCGCGTGAAGCTGCGGTAACGCAAATCTCCAGCCAAGTATCGTCAACCGAGTCAGTAATGCCTAGCGAAAGCTTGATATTAGTTAGGTCAGTGTAGCCGTTAGTGATCGCCATAAGTCCTCCACATCTAGTCTATCGTGGCGTATCCCAACTGTTACGGCGTCTACGTTGCAAATCCCAACGCCCCTCACCATAATCCTCACGCGCCATCTTGCTGTTGTAATACAAAGTGTTATCCGGGAACGTTTTGTTATTGATGCTGGAAAGATTGTTGTCTGACCGAATTGTAGACGAATTATCGTGCCCACCAGCAATAGGAATCCTCCGAACAGGCACTTCAGCGTGCGCTGCACGCCTCTCATAGTCCTTATCTTCGTGATAAGCCGGATGTAGGGCTTCATCGAAAAAACCGAGGCGCTGGAAGGCGGTCTCACCGACACAAAACACATGCCAGAAGGGAAACACATCAGAAAGGGTTATCTCGTCTCTACGGGCCGCTGAGAGGCTCTCAAGACCACTACCAGTAAACCAAGCATCATTTGAGGCAAAAAACCACCGATCATCGTGCGGAAATAGCTTGATACCAAGATTCCAAGAGGAAGCCACCCCAAGATTGCTCGGCATATTCAAAACACGAACGTTCTGCACGAACTCAGAATGTAGAACATCGTAGAACTCGCCACCATTATCAATAATGAGAAGGTCCCGTACCGGGTAGTGAATTGATTGAAACATTCGACGCAACAAGTCATACCTGTTCAACACAGGAACAATCAGATTAGGTAACATCACACACCCTGAAACGTGTGACCCTCAAGATGCAGGTTCACAAACGGGTTCAACGAATAAGTATTCACACCGTAAGTGTCTTTCAGCCAGTCACGCATCAAAGCAAGATGCCGATTCCATACCGCGAACTGGCGTTGCGTCACCGAAGGGTAGGCGTCAAAGTTTGCGTCACCATCCAATATCCCACAATCCACACCCACAAGAACAATGTTCTTCGCGCCCACATAAGCAGCCAGGTGCATTGCTCCGTGAACACTCGAAGAACCGAACACAAGCTGATCAGCGTGAGCGGGGCGGTCATGGTGGAATGGGTCAAACTTGTCGTGACTATTTTTCTCCGTTTTTGGATCGTGAACAATTACATTCTCGTAGGCACCGTTATAAACAGCTTTGGTGTGATAGTCCTGCCGGTTCACAACAAACACAGTTTCAGGATGCTCCGTTGCCAAGGAGGGGATATTGGCGAACTCGTGATGATGGCTGAAAGAATACGCGGGTTTCACACCGAAATAATGAGCCCCGCCGTTCGCACCCACCACAAGCTTGTCGGCGAAGAATTCTGGCGACAAATAATTCATGGTTGCACCAGAACCAAACACCCAGATTGTAGAACCGGGGTGCTTATCTTTTAACGTGTCAAGCCGTTTCAAACTCTGTCCTCAACAACGGCATCCAAGACTCTTTCCACACCTTCTCAACATCAAACTGTTTCGCAAACGCCACAGCCTTCTCAGATTTACCCTTACCCTCCTGGTAAGCCTGCTCCAGGGCGTCCACAATCGACGGCACAGACGGTGTTTGCCACCAAGACAACTGACCCGCATCCCACACCGGTGTCCCATCAACCAACCAACCATCCTCAGCAACAAGGTCCTGAGAAGCAGCCCAGTTAGAAGCAATTACCCGAGTGCCACACGCTTGCGCCTCAATCGTAGGCACACCAAACCCCTCACCCATAGACGGGGCAAGAAGAACATCCATACCCGTGTAATACGCTGCCAGATTCTCCTGCGGTGAACCATAACGGTACTCCAAAGGATTCACCAACAATGTAGCGTCCTGCGGTACACCCAAAGACTTCAGCAACTCCAACAGGTTCCAACCAATACCTGATCCTGTGGCGTCAGTGTGCAAATACAGTACAGCGTCAGGGTGACGTTTCTGGAAAATACTAAACGCCATCAAGTTCTCGCTAAACGCTTTCCGGTGAACCAAACCAGAAGCCTTATTAGCTGCCACCATCCCCACAACAAACTTGTCCCGAGTGCTCCAATAATCACGAACATCAGAACCAGTAGTCAACGTCCAGGTTTCCTTCAACACCTTTGTGTCAATACCGTGAGGTATATACACGTTCTCTATATTTGCTTTGTCCATTTCGCGTTGACCGAATGGTGACATAGCAATAGGAAGCACGTTAGGGCGTTTCAACCATTCACGAACCTTCGACACCATGACAATGTGATCGATAGGTGTCCACGACCAAATTTGACGCATCTTCTCGTACTGCGGTGACTCCAAAACCCACGCATCATACAAAGTGAAGAACAGGTCTTTCTTCGCAACCGAGTTAGCCCACGTCATAAAATCCAGTGGTGCCGTGTCCTGCGAGTAACCCTGAAAGCTTCGCGGGAAATGACGTACCGGACCGTGTGGTGTTTGAATGGTGTCAATCTTGCCTTCTAATCCAAAGTTAGAGAAGTTAGCAACATCTAAACCGTGACGAACAAGACGGTCAATCAGATACTTGACCTGCTGCCCGTAACCTGTTGGTGCGTCATAAGAATTAGACCAAACACCAAAAGCGCCACTGAATTGTTCTTGTAAAGCTGGATTCCCTTTTTTCCCCATACGGGAAGCTTAGCAAACAGAAGGGCCGGGGCAACCCACAAACCCCGGCCCTTCAGCGTGTCGTCAGATACTAGGAAGAAGCTCCCACGAAGTACTTGACGTGACCAGCGTGAGTCAGGTCGCCGTCCACGCGCATCAAGAACCGGTAGAAGGTCTGGTCCTTGTTGAAGGCGTAGTCGGTGCTTGACGCAACCTGGAGGCCACCAGCCATACGCACTTTGTACGAAGGCAGGTGTCCGAAGATAACGGACTTGGCATCGAGAGCCTGAGCTGCCATTGCGGCGTTCTCGAAAATCGGGAATCCAGCAAAGCTGTCGGGCTGTCCAACACCAACCTGGTACAGGTACTGTCCAGAGTTGTCCTTCAGCTTACGCATTGCACCAAGCGAAGCGGTGTTTGCCATGTAAGCAACACCAGGCAGGCGACGAGCTGCACCGTCAAGGCTGTAAGCCAGGTCGATGAGGTTGTCAGCGGTGAAGGCACCAGTGACACCAGTTCCACCAGTGATACCAGAACCAGCAGCGGTCACGATACCGTTAGGCTTGTCCGATCCGTCACCAGTGGTGAGGGCATCGTTCACAGCGAAACCAATCGCGTTACCAGCCTGCTCAGCAAGCAGGGCTTCCAAGTTGAATCCTGCGTCGGCGATCAGCTCGTTGCTGACTCCGATGAGGAAACTGTACTTGTAGGCTCCCAGCGTGATGCTTGAGAAGGTGGGGTCGGACTCAGCGATAGCCGAACCTTCAGCCTTCAGCGTTGCAGTGCTGTAAGCGGTCAGGGTCGGAACAGTGATGTCCTCACCGGAAGTGGTGTTGAAAATCTCGGAGGTGTCCAGCATGGGACCAACGAGACGCGCAACCTGGAAAACCTGGTCGTAGAACGAAACAGGAACAGTGTCGGTAGAGGAAGCAAGCGCACGCTTCTCGAACGTGTGCGAACGCATTTCTCCCATACCAATGGCGCGAAGAACGTCACCCTCGTTACGAGCCTCTTCAGAGGGCACATAACCGCGTGAAGCCTCAGCAGCCTCGTGCTTACGCTCTTCCTGACGCTGTGCAACAGCAATCGCCTCATCAGCGGCGCGGATGTCAGCCTCAAGAGCGTTCACCTTGTTTAGAGTCTCAGCGTCAAGACCGCCACGCTCTTCTGCACTGTCCAGGGACTCCTGAATCTGAGCAGTAAGGTTTGCGCGGAGTTCTTGCTGAGACTTTACGAACTCAGACAATTTTGTCTCCTTATAATGTGATTACAATTACAGTCGCGCTGACGCAGACTTACACACGGCGGTGCTAACACTCAACCGATACATTAATTTTACCCCAGTAATCACACTTGGGGACAAAAGACCCTCCCGGAAAGGGGGAACGGGAGGGGAAACCCGCCTACCGCTTCTCTGCGGCCTTGAACACTCGGGTTTCTTTGACTGGTTCCACGTCCTCACGCTCAACCTTTGGCGCGGGCGCGGGAGCATCAAGAGCAATGATCGCGTCAGCCCAAGCATCAGCGAGTTGCCTCACAGGCCCAGACTCAGGGTTGCCTGCAACATCCATGATTGCTTTTTTGATTTCAGCTTTAGTAGCCATAATTAAATCCCCTTCAGGAGTTGTTCTAGTTTTTTCTTTTTCAGTTCAAGCATAGACGGGTCAATCTCGTCATCCTTGGTTTCCTCAACCGGCTCCTCAGCCTTCGGGGAAAGCGTGTCCACAACCTGAGTCAACAAACTTGCTTCCTCATCAGACAAATCCAAACCAGATTCAATCTTCAGCATGGCGTCAGCAAGCTCATCCGCATCCACGCCAGCACGCCTAGCAATCTTGTCCAAACCACGCACAGCAGTAGACCCAGCGGTTTGGGTGTAAGCAGGGAACGCCACAATGCTTGTCTCGAAAAGACGGACCGAGTTAAGAACACGCTCGTTCTCAGACACCCACTCGTCACCACCCTTCGGCACAGAGAACCCAAAGCTCATAGCGTCAACATCGCCACGCTTGATGAGGTAAGCGGCGTCCCGCCCAGCCTGAGTGTCAGGCAGATCAGCAGACACACGCAAACCAACATTGTCCTCTTCCAGGCGAAGAGTGCCAGCGCGAGTAGAACCGAGTACAGTGCCGGAGTCGTGGTTCCACAGAAGCTTGACATCGTTACGGGATTGTAGGCTACGACGGAAAGCGCCAGGGGCGATACGTTCCGTGAAGGGCAACGGTTCGCTCGGTGCGTCAAAGACGGCAGCGTAACCGGTGAAAGTCATACCCCCACCATCAAGCTCACGAACCTCAAACTTTGTGTTGTTGGTTCGTGTTTCAATCTTCGCCATCTCTTTAGCCTCCACGTTTACAAGCTGTCGATTCTCTTCTTCAAGTCTAGCAACGACACCTTCCGCATAGTCCAGTGCGCGACGGGCGGCGCGTTTCGACGGTCCAGAACCCCACAGCAAATGAGCCACAACCCCAGCCGACGGGTAATCGTCATTACCGGGTCTCGCTGCTGGCGAGTCAAGGTCGCCAAGGTGACGTGCAATCCACGCCGCAATCCGCACCCACTTATCTGCGCTGACATTACCGGATGCCATAGCCCTAGCTTCACGCACCGTTTGAGGCCGTAACCCGTCACCCGAGTAACCTTCCTCGTGATACTTCAAACCTTGACGTGCGGCTGCCCTCATGTAAGCGGGCGGCGTCAAATTCACTTGTCGCTGTTCAACAGCAACAGAACGCAAACTATCAATTTTCGTCAAAGTAGAGAACTTGTGTCCTACAAGAGTTTCGGACGCTTCGTACCCTTCTTCACCTTCCCGCCATATGCGGATAAGAGCTGCTGGATCATCTTCTGTCCCTTCAATCGTGAACTCACTGTCAGGCACGTTTATTGTGCCGTTTCTTTCTATTCTTTCAATTTGCCCCCTGGCCCTTCCGCCAGAAGTGTTCCAGGAAACAAAGTCATCTACTGCAAGCGCGTCAGGTGCGGCACGCTCCCCCTCGTGTTCCGAGTCAGCCATCAAAGTGCCATCAGGCATATAGTGGTATCCCTCGGGTGGTTCCGGCAGGTTGCCTTCTTCAAAACTAAACTCCGGCATTTCGTCATCGACGAGCGCACTGATACCACTGAGTTGCGAAAACTTCAGCCCCAAGAACGTAGACGCCTCAGTCCATTGACCATCAACCTGCTCATACATTTGCACCAACGCGGCAGGGTCAAAGATGGTGCCCATAATCTGCACACCCGAACCAGGAACATCCACAGTGCCAGTAGTGACCACCTCACGGATACGGCCCTGGAAAGTCTCACCGTGTTCTTTCCAAGAAACAAAATCCCCAGGCTTCAAAGTACCCGGCATAGCACGCTCACCCAAGAACTCGCTCCCCTCGTTCTGTGCAATAGCAAGACCCTGATCGATAGCTTCCTGCTTCGTGTCGTGACAACCCATCACTTCACCATCCTCTTTGATAGTCGCCCACCCCGAGCAACCCTCAGCCGAATCAGTAATGTAATAAGGCATTACACAATCTCAATTCTTATCCAAGACAGGGTGTGCGCCCCGCCGTCACTCACAGCGTAAATATCAGTCAGTGGTGGCAAATCAAACGATGTGCTTTCTGACTTCAACAAACGATAACCATTGTTCACTGTCACACTAGGCCCACCGAGGAACAAATCTTTCGTGTTGTCATCGTTGTGAATGTGCAAAGTGCTGTAAACCGTGGAGCGACCATCTAGTTTGGTCGCGGAACCAGCAATGCTTTGCCTACCGTTAGTAATCATTATTCGACGACGTACTCCGAGTTAGGGTCCTCCGGGTCAATCTGCGCGGTAGGTTGCAACTGCACAGACGGCAAACCGGTGTGGTCAATCGCGGGCAGACCGAGTTTGTCCAAAACATCCGCAGGATCAAAACCAACCTGGATAAGACGTTGCGCCATATCCACTTTCTCGGTTTCTTCCTTCAACGTGGCAGCAGCAACGTTCACGTTAGCTAAGGGCACCCTAACCGTGTCAGCCGACGGGTCATCAATCGCCTGCAAGTCCTCCAAACGACGCACATCGTTGATAGTGAGGAAACCGGACAACAAACCGGTGCTGTATGCGCTCATACGGGAGTTAATGTCGGCGCGAAGCAGGCCGTCAAGATTGAACTTGATAAACGCGGTCTCTCCACCCTGATAGCGAGCCATGAGAGGTGAGAACGCTGACTCAAGCTTCTGCACAATAGGTCGCAGACAGTGAATCACCCACGCCAGGTTGTTTTGCTCCACAGAGGCGTAAGTGTTTGTGCCGGGAAGCCCAAGCAGGTGCGGTGGCACATTGAAAGCCCTGGCAACATCCTCGACAGCCATACGCCGTGAGTCAATGAATTGTGCCTGATCGTTACCAACGCTTGTGGGTTTGTAGCTGGCACCGCCGGAGAGAATGCCGGTGCGGTGTGAACGTTTCCAACCCTTGTGGCGTGCGTCAAAACCTTCTTGCAGGTTCTTGGCTTGCTCAGCGGTCAACTTGTTCGGGTACTCGATGATGCCCTGAGTGGTGGCACCAGCACCGAAGAAACGGGCAGCATAGTTGCGGAGTGCAATGGCGAGACCGAAGTCTTCCTTGAGGGCTTCCACACGGGACACACCACGGATAGCTCCGGGGCGCACCACGTCAGGAATGTGAATCATGTTGTCAGCAGAAACCATCCGCGACTCGTTCTTCACTTCGTACATGACACGACCAACACCGTTACGGCGAATAGTCACATCCAGAGGGTTCAACACAACAAGGTTGTTGATTTCACCGCGACGGTTGCTATACACGCGAATGAAAGCGTTACCGTCCAACAGCATCGACACGATTACGGCACCGTAGAAAGCTTCCTTCGTGGTGTCCACGTCAGGTTGTGTCACCCACGCGGGCCGAGGACGGAAAGCGCTACGGCGACCATCCAACCGAATGTAAGAATCAACCGGCAGGGTAGAGATTGTGTCACTGATGAGGCTGACAGCGGAGAAGATAGCGTTGACCTGGAAAGCGGTCTCCTGGTTTACAACAGTGCCGGACTCGTTCTCCAACTCCAGGAAGTCACCAGAACCCCAAATGGTTTGGAAAGAGAGCGCACGCTCTTCCCCGTCACTGTAAAAAAGATCACCAAGCATTACTTACGCTCCAAACTAAGACCGAACAAAATAGCGAAAGCACCGGCAACAATAAGTCCTGCTGGTGGGAAAATAAAAGCGACACCGGCACTGATAGCCACAGCGCCCCCGATTTGCAACCCATTTACTAACATAATGTCCTTAGAAGAAAAACTCCGGCACTCCTTCATCTATTCTACTTGCTGTTGCTCGGTCATAGGCGATAATGAACGCGATAGCGGCGTCAATCTTCTTCCGTGACGTTGCAGACTCCTTAGTGACCCTCTGACCACGATGGTCCATCTTGATAACACAGTTATCGATGTGCCGTGACAATACAGGGTCCCCATCATGCACAAAACGCTCCTCAGTGACCGCCTCAAACACTTTTTGGGTCGCCGGAATCATCAAATTCAATAAATTTGTTTTATATTCGACTATTGGGTAGTCCATTTCGTCCAAATCCTGCATCATTGACGCCCAACGGTACGGATCGCACGCTATTTCACGACATTGAGGGTGTTTTTGCACATAATCGATGATTGTTTGCTTCACTTCCTCGATATTTACCCGCCAAGTGTCATCATCACGCTCAAAATCCTTCTCCCACACCTTCACAAGCTTCACTTTTGGCTTTTCGCCGTCCTGCGGGATGGTTACAGCGCAAATAGCGGTGCTGTCGTTCGCGTAAGACCCGTCAAAGCCCAAAACATAGTCTTCGTCGGGTTCTATGTCCACATTTGACGCTAATTTGCCCCAAGAACCCGTCGGAAGCCATGCTTGTTGCGCCGAAACCCACTGATTACACCGTTTTGTACGAAATTCAGCCTCTGGTGTGCGTTTTACCGCACTCTCGAAGTCACTTTTAGCAACAATGTCGTCAAAACCAGGGTTAGCAGCCACCCAAGTGCTTTCAAGTTTGTGATCAGCGTCCAAAGGTGCCTCATACCAGCACATATAGAACGTGTCATCCTTTTCCTCACCAGAAATCAGTTTTTTACCGTAGTTGTATAGCGTGTAAGCGATTGAGTCCTTACCCGTCTGCGATTCTGTCTTCACACCAGCAGTAGTAATCGCTATCAGCGTGGCCTGCTTACCTCGGGCACCCTGAGCCAACGACATCACATCAAAAAGACGGCGGTTGGGTTGCGCGTGCAACTCATCAAACAACACCAACGTCGGTGACAAACCTTCATGTCTTGGGGCGTCAGCCGACAACGCCCGATACACGTTACCCGTCGCAGGCACATACAGTGAGTCACGGTAAATCTTGACGTGCTCTGCAAGCTCAGAGTTGCGAATCATTTTCTTCGTATCCTCGAACACAATCTTCGCCTGGTTGCGGTCAGCGGCAACCGAGTAAATTTCGGCCCCTTGTGTTTTGAAGTCCACAAGAGCAAAAGCGGCAATGAGTGAACCGAGCGCCGATTTCCCCTGTTTTCTGGGCATCCCCACCAAACTGATGCGATGCCGTAGCCCGCCGTCCTCATCACGAGAAAACAAATCACCCAGCAAGCGCTTCTGCCAATCCCGCAACACCATCTTGCTACCAGCAGGCCCAGCAATGCTGTCCTTCGTAATCGTGGCAAACGCATCAGCGAAGCGCACGATGAAATCCCCATCGCCACGCTCCACCGACTCCGCAGGAACCGGCGTCAACCAACGAGGGTCAGTCACGCGCCCTCTCCGCCATCAAAGTCTCAAAAGCAGATTTAGCCTTTATCTCCGCCAAACCCAAACGCGAACGCGAATCCACCGTAAACCCAAGAACACCAAGCCCAGACATAATCGCCTTCTCCAACTCCAACAACTGCCTCAACAAATGGAAATCATCAGGAGCCGACTCAACCTGCTGCTCCAACATCACCTGCCGGTCAAGTTGCTTACAGACAATCATCAAAGCCTCAACATCAGACTGCCCAGACAACCACGTCTTCCCCACACCAAACACACGATCCCACAAAGCCTGACCCGCCGAACCTAACTCCCTATGCGGGGCAACATAACCGCCCTCCAACTCAAAAGTCTCAGACAAAGCAGGCAACTCACGCTTCCCCGGATTGCCCTGTAAACGTTTCATCTCAAGTGGTTTCGCAGGATTAGGCATTTTTCTACCCTAGCACTTTTTGTTTGAACTGCGGGAAAGTACAAACAGT